ACTTGGAGGCAGACCAAGCGTAAGTGTTGGAGAGCCAAGCACCCTGATACGTCACGCCAGCAGAGCGATTGATGATGACGGCCTGACCACTGTGGGTCATGAAGCCGAACTTGTTAGTGCTGCCGATAAGATCGCCAAGGAAAGCCTGATACTGCGCAGAGAGCAGCAAGTCAGGCTGGTAGGCGAGGGCTGGCTCGATGACGTTGCGGATGAAATGCCAAGTGTCGGACTTGGTTTTGTCGTTGCTGTTGCCAGCAGAGAGGATGCCGTTGTGTGCCATCCAGATGTTGCGAGTCACCATGTACGGATGACAGTTCTCCAGGTCGATGTCGCCGTGAGTCTGCATACGCGCATGCCAGATGCAGTCACGACCATCGGCATGATCGCGGTAGTAACGGATGAAGTCGTCGGCATTGCGAGGCAGCACCTTACGAACGATCACGTTGCCTGCCTCGGCGTACATGATGCCAAGGCCATCTTGGTTCTTGGTGTAGACGTCGGCCAAAAACTCGTCCGTGAATTGCGTGGCGGCTTTTTGTTCAACTAATAAACACATGGTCTTTACTCCTTAGGTTGTAATTTAGATAACACTGTTATGCGGCTTCTTGATCGAGCAACTCCGCTCGTCCGCTTAATCGACTGGATATGTAGGCGCGCAGCACCTTAGTGTCGGCTGGCATTTTGTTAGCGCAGAAGGATAGGAACGCACCGGCTGAGAGTTGATTGATGCCAGTGACGGCAGGACGACAAAACTCCAAGATGGCGTGGCAGAACTCGATGGCTGCAATCACGGCCTCGTACTTGAGACTGCCCTTGAAGATACGGAACTCGATCGTGCGGCGATTAGTCAGATTGACTGCCTCGTACCGATCCGTGCCGACATGGATACCCTTGCCGATCTTTTTGTCACGGATAGCGCAGAAGCCTGCGCCATAGCGACGGGCTAGGCCACGGATGAACCACTCATTCTCGGGAGCGTTGATGAACGCGACCACCTTCTGAATCTGCAGCGGCGTGAGATTGGAGCGGCTGACATGGACATGCAGGCCGCAAGTGGTGGTCTTGTGACTGCGAAGGTCTTTGACTAGGTGGGAGTTGAGGAACTGGAATAGATTGCGCAGGGCTGGCAACGACATGGGGTTGCTGATCATCTCGAAGCCACAGGTCAGAGAGCCGTCACGCTCGAAGAACAGATTCTTCTCGTCACCATTGACTGCCTCGTTGATGGACTTGGCAATGGCCTCGCGATTGCGAGTGTCGCCATCGACCTCCTCGACCTCGAGTTCGACACCGATATGCCGGTAGTGCTTGGCTGTCCAATCGTCATGGCGCATGACGAACTGGTTCTTGGAACTGTGATACTGCCCGATGACGGAATCGCCCACCCAATCATTGTGGATGTATATCTCACGATCCTCGTCGTAACTGTAGTCGTAGTTGTCTCGGTTCGTATTGATGTAGATGCGATTGCCGTAGCGACTGATGGCCTCGCTAACGTCATCGTTGTGGACGTACTCGTCATCCTCGTCACAGTAGGTGTAGTGATCGTCACGGCAGGACTCGCAGACGGATCGATCGCCTGCCACACAGCAATAGTCGTTGTTGTGAAAGACTCGTTCGCAGTCATCACAAGTAAAGACGCCGACAGTATCGTCGAGATAGTCACGACACTCGTCGAAGTCGTAGCCTGTGCTGGCATCGTCCATGACGTCGGGGACGTATGAGGATGCAATGCCGTGAGTGGCATGGCGGAGCATGATCTGCGGCAGATGATAGTCACGCGACTCGCACTCGACTGCGATCAGTCTGGCGAATGACTTGAGCGAGGCGCGATTGAACGAGAACCCGAGTAACTCTGGCTCCGTGTAGTTTGACAGCATGGCAGTGATCTCGCGGAACAGCCTACGGCCATCGCCACGCTCGTAGAAGTCACAGAACCGATTGATAAAGTCCGCCTGTTCTGGAGACGGCAAAAGACTAATGTGCCGAGATATGTACGGCAGTTTCAATACATGCATGGTCTTCACTCCTGCATAACATTGTTATGTATCCTTTGGGATACGGGATTAGTTTTTCATCACGGAATATTTTAACACATCCTGTATATACTTCAAGCCTGATCCCTGGCTGCATCCCACGCCATCATGGCGATCCTGCGCTGCTCGTCTGTCAGGCACATTCGCATGGTGGGTGCGCCTTCGAGCGGCAGTCCGTTGTCATCCAGTGGGAGTTCGTCTAGCCACTCGTTGAACGTGCGGGTAGGCCAGCCTGCCGCCTGTCGCAAGTCATCCCTTTCCTGCTTGTACCTCTCGCGCAGGCAGTCCAGTAGGTCTTGCCGTTCTGATGGAGACAGTCGTTCGATTAGTTCTTGGGTTTCACTCCGCATCTTGTGTTTCCTCTATTGAATTGACTATATCGGCATCGTTCTCGCAGTCTCCGTTCCAATGGGAGAGCAGCTCGTCGTTGGTCATGTAGTGGTAGCCCTTGTAGGAATTGCCGTAGGAAAACACTTCCCACAGATAACTCTCTGCTCCACCGTCTTGTTGGATATCCTTGAGATGTCGTTCGATGAGTTTTTTAATCAGCTCTTTGCGGCTCACCTCACACCTCCATCATTTGCTGTTGCTGAACATAGACGGCAGACACCCGCCACTCATCCCATGAAGGAGGCGAGTCCAACTCGCCGCTCTGGAAGTAGGTCATGCACTCGGCAATGAAGTCGCGGAGGTCTGCCTCGGCCTCCTCGCGGGTCTCGTACAGAGTGGGCGTGGCTTGCTGGTCTTTGTAGGTCTGCCAGCAGTTCACCCATCCATCACAGAGGGTGTAATGCTCGACTTGATACATCAGGGGCATGGTCTTCTTACTCCTGCATAACATTGTTATGCGATTGGTTAATCGAGACGGCTACCGGCATGGGCGTTGACTCCCGCCTGCTGTAAGACGGCAGAGAACGCCTGTGCATAGGCGGACTTCAGTTCGTAGGACTGCCCGCCCACTTGCACCCAGATCGAGAGGCCTTTGGGGTAGTGCTTACGGGCAATGCCAGCCTTCTTTGCCCATCGACCGAATGCCGTGTTACCGGCGAACTCGATCCATGCGAAGCCGCACATACCCTCATCGATCTTCCATTGCTGGCCTGTCTGGTTGTTGCGTACCACCATCGGGGTTGGACGGCAGTTGTCCATGGCGGCTATACCGGCTTGGTGTGCGGTACGCACTAGAGTGTCGAATTGCTCTGACATGATCGTCTCCTGTTAGTGCTTGGGAAAGGCGCGGGATCGGTCGCACAAGCGACCGTTATTGAGTAACACTGGGTTGGCTCCGAGAACGACTGCCTTGTCGTAGAGGGCGACTGCCTGTAGACGATCGCCTGCCAGAATGACCTGGCCTCGAACACGGACTGCCCAGTGCGATCGACCGGATACACGCAGACTGTCCATCACTTTGGGCGTGACGGAACTGGCTTGCAAACGAGAATAAGTCGCGTTATCAAGAATCATGGTTGCGTCTCCTTGGGTTGAACACCCACGGCTGCCCTGTCTCCCAACAAGGCAGCCTAGGCTATTCACTAATGCGAGATAGCGATGTATGCGGATACTCGCGGCGCCTGCATAACACTGTTATGTAGGCTCATGCCGCTAACGCCGCAGGATGTATGTTGCCCATCCGTACCGGCTACGGAATGAGACGCCTAGGTGCTACCGAATACCGGCTTAACATGGCCGTCCCGTCTAACACGGGGTAGTGGCGGCCTTGCAGCCGCCGTCAGCCATCTGTCCACTGGGGATTGTCTAATACCGTTTTCTATGTATCCCGCAGCACCGACTTGTCGCGTCTTCACTCCTTGCGTGTGCAGCCCACACGCCAGCGCGTCATCGCCCGATCAAGTTGTCATCTTGACCCGATCCTCTTCCAGATCGTTTCAGGGGTCATCGACCATAACTAGTCTCGCCCGTCCCGCCTACCAGTCAGACCGCATAACACTGTTATGCAAAACAATGTCGGTATCTGACTTTGGCTTCGCCATTATAGCAAATGTATATACATATGTCAATCCCTCGTGACACCGTAGTGCTTGCCCGTCTGGATGGGAATGATTTACATTCGGGAGATCGAAAACCGTTACTAGGTAACATCTCGTTATGCCGAGCAATGAGCCGATTATGCAGGGGCTGAAGCCGCTGACTAAAAATGCCATTAAATTCTGTGAGTTAGTGGTGAAAGGGGATCGTCCGGTGCAGGCGTATGTGACCGCCTATCGACCTGGAGCGGATTCCAAGAAAACGTCTATACATTCTTCTGCCGCCCGCCTAATGGGCGATCAGAGGGTGAAGCGACACATCGAGGCGCTGAAGCGGAAGAGCGAAAAGGCGTTGCTGGAGCAGAGCATCGGCTTGAGGGAGTGGACGCTCGCCCGTCTGAAAGAGGAGGCGTCGGATCGCGATAGCCCACCGGCTAGTCGCGTGTCTGCCCTCGGGATTCTGGCGAGAGCGTCGAAGTTGGTGGAGAGCGGCAGCGCACAGGTGAACGTCAACGTGGCGAACGTCGTGCGTCCGTCTGCGGAGGTGGAACAGGAACTGGTCGCTCGTCTGTCTGCTCTGGCGTCCGTCAGTCATGTAGCAGATGCGGAGGTCATCGAGGGTGACTTCGAGGAAGTGGACGAGGACGGCGAGGGGTTGGCATAACAATGTTATGCAAAAAGCAAAACGCCCCACACCTTGCGGCATGGGGCGTCGTGCTTGTGGAGCCGATACGGGGTTGTTTTTTACTTAGCGTTGGTGATAGCGGTGGCGAACATAGCGTCAATGCGTGATCGAATCGCGCTTAACTCTACTTTCGTTTTTCCGCTGATAACGTGAGCCAGTGCAGCCATGACATCGGAAATGGTGGCAGCCTGAATTGTCGGCCGCTGTTCCGTAGCCTTGCCAGTAGCCTTTTCAGCCTTACCAGTGGCAGCCTTGCCGGTAGCCTTGCCAGTAGCCTTGCGGCCACCTTTACGCTCTCCGAGTTTGACCCCATCTGGTAGCAGCCGGTTCAGAACCGTGTTCGTTTTTGCCTTTACCTTTGTGGCAAGTGCTTTACCGTCCACGGTATCTCCGAACCGTTGGTCGATTGCCGTGTTGACTTCCTTGCGTCGTGCAACGTAGTCGGCGGCAACTTTGCAGCCTGAGTACAGTTTCGCCACTTCCTTTGTGAAAGTGCCGAATGCTTTTTCAGTCGCGTTATAGGCATTGATCAGATTGGAAACATTGATTTTTGACATGGGAATTCACTCCTAGTTTTTAGTGGTGTTCCCCGTATCGGTTCCAGATTTTTACAGAGCAGGGTAGGCGCTAGTCCTACCAGTCATAAGTATATACAAATGCACTGCTAGTGCAACCCATTCGCTGCATAACAATGTTATGACCACCTAGTGGACGGCTGTGAAATTTCACAAGAGACTGCCCGTCGTCCTGGCACGCGTCAAAGAAATCGACCCCCATGCGTCAAAGAAATACCCGACGCGCGACACCCTACACCCCCGCCACCCCCCGCTGCGCGTGACGGTACCCGCGCACGACCCATACACTATTCCGCTCATTCCAATATGTTCCTCCCCCTATACCCGTTGTTTTCCCGCAACAGACCCCACCCCCATTGATATTTTTACCCCGCACTTTCTGCGGACATTCCCCCTTTTTTCTCCGCGAGGCAGTGCTAACGTCCCTACCCCCACCCCCTATTTCATTTAACATAATCTGGCACTGCAAAATATCGCGGTGAACTGCCGCAGTATGTTGAATTTATTACTATTTATAACCCCCATTTTACCCCTTGTTTTTCTTGTCAAGGGGGGGTAGCATGCTACAATCGAGGGAAATCCCCCCTAAGAACCCCCGGGTATTCCCATAAAGCAGACATACAGCCATATCTTTTTTTGCAGGGGGTTATGCCTCGGAGCTTAGATAGCTCCTCGGCATGCGGTATTTATCTAGTAAGCCGCGCGCGGTTAAGTAGGCTATATAGTGTTAATGTTCTGATGTTTGCTTAACATGACGAACTGGATACGTTAACGAATAGGCCTTTCTTGAAACTTGACCCGAGTTTAATCAGCAAGATTCATTTGCTGCCTGACACTGAGAAGGCAGCCATGCTGGCGTTGCTAGAGGAATACGAGAAGGCCAAGGAAGTTGAGGCGGCCCAGAACCGCTTCCTCCCCTTCATCAAGACCCAGTGGCCGGCGTTCATCGAGGGCAGTCATCACAAAGTGATGGCGGAGGCCTTTGAGAAGGTGGCTCGGGGTGAATGCAAGAGGCTCATCATCAACATGGCGCCTCGGCATACGAAGTCTGAGTTTGCGAGTTTCATGCTGCCAGCGTGGTTTCTCGGGAACTATCCCAACAAGAAGATCATCCAGTGTTCGCATACGGCGGAACTGGCAGTGGGCTTCGGACGTAAGGTTCGTAACCTTGTAGCTTCTGAGGACTATCGCAAGATATTCCCGGATGTGAATCTGCAGGCTGACTCCAAGGCAGCAGGCCGATGGAGTACGAACCAAGGCGGTGAGTATTTCGCCATCGGTATCGGGGGTGCGGTTACAGGTAAAGGCGCTGATCTGCTGATCATCGACGATCCGCACTCCGAGCAGGAGGCAGCCCTAGGTGATCCGGGCGTCTACAACCGCACATACGAGTGGTATACGTCAGGCCCTCGCCAGCGTCTCCAGCCGGGTGGTGCGATCATTATTGTGATGACCCGCTGGCATCAGCGGGATTTGACAGGCAGGGTCTTAAAGTCCTCGATAGAGCGAGGCGGGACGGATGAGTGGGAGGTCATTGAGCTTCCACCCATCCTGCCTTCTGGGAATGCGTTATGGCCTGAGTTCTGGAGCCTGAAAGAGCTAGAGGCTATTAAGGCCGAACTTTCGGTTTCGAAGTGGTCAGCGCAGTATCAGCAGAATCCCACTTCCGAAGAAGGGGCGATTGTTAAGCGTGACTGGTGGAGAGTGTGGGAGCGGGAAGACCCGCCGCCCTGTGAGTTCCTGATTCAGTCATGGGACACGGCCTTCACGAAAAAGCAGACTTCAGACTTCTCAGCGTGTACAACGTGGGGAGTTTTTCGATATCCCAAACCGGAAACCGGCGTAACACAGAACAACATCATCCTTCTGGACGCTGTGAAAGAACGCATGGAATTTCCGGAGCTAAAGCGAAAGGCATACGAGATGTACATGCAGTACAACCCGGATGCTTTTATTGTCGAAGCCAAGGCTGCTGGTGCGCCGCTGATCTATGAACTGAGAGCCATGGGCATTCCAGTTTCAGAGTTCACCCCCTCTCGCGGAAACGATAAGGTGGCGAGAGTCAATGCCGTGAGCGACTTGTTCTCTAGCGGCATTGTCTGGGCGCCGCAGACGCGCTGGGCAGAGGAAGTGGTTGAGGAGTTTGCGTCCTTCCCCAATGCCGAGCATGACGACTTGGTGGACTCCTCCACTCAAGCATTGCTTCGATTCAGGCAGGGAGGCTTCGTTTCAATCGAGACGGATGAGCCGATGGAAAAGCTCCCCCGCCGCCGTATCAACTATTACTGAGATTAAGGCGTTAGCAATGTCCACAAATCCAAGAAGAAGCAAAGCAACTTCTAAAAGAGAAGCTCTTCTTATGGAGAAGGCTGGAAAAGAGCTAAGGGAAGGGGTTCGCCAGTCTTGGCTAAAAGGGATGGGGATAAATCAGCGCGATCTTCCTGAGTATGTCAGCGGATATAGAGCTGACCCAACTGGAAGATATGGCGGTAAAGAAGGCTTAGAAACGCTGCCGACAAAACTTGGTGCAGCCGAGCTTTACGCTAAAGTAAGAGCAATGAAACTAGGGGAGCCTTATGGGGTCCCGCAGTTAGATGTAGAAACTCTTGCTGCTTTAGCTTTGAAGGAAGGCTCTGGCCCCTCGGGAGTTTTTGGCGTAGACCCTATTGTCCCAAAGTCAGCACTTAGCAATAAAGACCCGGACGGCCTTATTTATTCGCTTAGCAACAATACTGACTATGATCCGGCGATGAAAGGCGACAAAGAGCTGTATGACAATCTTATTCGCCAAGGCATAAACGGGGGAGCGGCAGCATTTGCCGTTCGCTTGGCGAATAAGGATAAAGTTGCTAAGCGGCTTGGAATTCCACTGGGTTCTGCTTGGGTTGGAACCGGGCATAGTGGGTACGAAAGCAGCAATGAATACGCTGATTCATTAGACCAGTTTAGAAAGATTGCTGCCCATCCCAAAAATAGAGGGTTGCTAGAGTTTATAAATCTAGCTATATCGCCGCAGATGGAAAAAAAGTATCGATCTGGTGGTAACGTAGAGAGAGTCTCTTACGATAGGAAGTTAATTTAATGAAGGGCGTCCCTCATTACACAAAAGATGGTAAGGAGTGGAAAGGAAGCACTCACAAGATGCCCAATGGCAAGCTCCACACCAACAAGTCTCATACCAAGACCAGCCAAAAGTTATATCATCTGAAAGAGTTACCGAAGGCTGTGCAAAAGAAGGTTATGAATGGCCGTTGATAAGACACTGGTTCCGCTAATTCCTGACGACCCGGATGCGCAAGCAGCCGAGTTAGAGATTGACATCATTGCGATGGGCGATGAAGGCCCCGCTATGACGGTCAATGAGGATGGCAGTGTCGAGATTGAATTTGGCGAAGCAACCGCTCAGGTTGCTACTGATCACAACGCTAACCTTGCTGACTTTATCGATGACGGTGAACTCAGCACATTAGCCAACGAGTTGATTGGCTCGTTCGAGGCAGACAAGGACTCCCGCTCTGACTGGGAGAAAACCTATATTAAAGGCCTCGATCTGCTTGGTCTTAAGATTGAAGATCGCACCGAGCCGTGGCCGGGTGCATGCGGCGTGTTTCACCCCCTGCTCACTGAAGCAGTGGTGCGATTTCAGGCGCAGGCCATTACGGAAATCTTCCCGGCGCAAGGCCCGGTTCGTGGCATTGTCATCGGCAAGCACACGCAAGAGAAAGACCAGCAGGCGCTTCGAGTCCAGGACTACATGAACTATCTGCTCACTGAGCGGATGACAGAGTATCGCCCTGAGACCGAGAAGATGCTCTTCTCGCTTTGCTTGGCAGGCAGCGCCTTCCGCAAAGTGTATTTCGATACGCAGCTGGGTCGCCCAGTGTCGATGTTTGTTCCTGCCGAAGACTTGGTGGTGTCGTACGGAGCCAGCGATCTGGATACGGCAGAGCGGGTTTCGCACATTATGCGAAAGACCCGCAACGACATTCGCAAGCTGCAAGTGGCGGGGTTCTATCGCGACATTGATCTCTCTGATCCGTCGCCAGAGTCCAGCGATATCCGAACGAAAGAAGATCAGATTGCGGGAGTCTCGCCTTCCAATGAAGGCGATAATCGCTTCCAGCTGATCGAGATGATGGTAGACCTCGATCTACCGGGTTTTGAAGACATTGGGTCAGACGGCGAACAGACTGGAATCGCCTTGCCGTATGTGGTCACACTCGATCGCAGTTCGCGCAAAATGCTGGCCATTCGGCGGAACTGGAATGAAGATGATTCGCTTAAAAAGAAGCGCGATCATTTCGTTCACTACCGTTATCTGCCCGGCATGGGCTTTTACGCCTTTGGTCTGATCCACCTAATTGGTGGGTTGGCTAAGAGTGCCACCAGTATCCTGCGGCAGTTGGTGGATGCAGGAACACTCTCCAACCTTCCGGGTGGCTTGAAGGCTCGTGGCCTTCGCATCAAAGGTGATGACACGCCGATCGCACCGGGCGAGTTCCGAGATGTGGATGTGCCAGGTGGTAGCATCCGCGACAACATCACTTTCCTGCCGTACAAAGAACCCTCTGCGGTTCTTTACAGCCTGCTGAATAACATCATTGATGAAGGCCGTCGGTTTGCCTCGCTGGCAGACATGAAAGTGGCTGACATGAATGCTGAAGCTCCGGTCGGCACGACGCTGGCCATCCTCGAACGCACGATGAAGGTGATGAGTGCGATCCAAGCACGGCTTCACGCTTCGCTGCGTCAAGAGCTGAAACTGCTCTCAGGCATCGTCAAAGACTACGATGAGCCGGTTTACCCGTACGAAGTTGAAGGCGGCTCTGAGATCAAGTCCGAAGACTTCGATGATCGCATCGATGTCGTGCCGGTTAGCGACCCTAATGCCAACAGCATGGCTCAGCGCATCATGCAGAGCCAAGCAGCATTGCAGTTATCCTCTACTGCCCCGCAGCTGTACGACCTGAAAGTATTGCACCGCCAGATGCTAGAGAGCATGGGCATCAAGAATGTTGACGAGATCATCAAGCCGGATGAGTCGGAAGTGCCTGCTGATCCTGTTCAAGAGAATATGAACGCGGTCAACAACAAGCCGATCAAGGCTTTTGCTTATCAAGACCACGCTGCCCACATCGCTGTTCACATGGCGTTCGGGCAGTCTCCGATGTTCCAAGGATTGCAGCAAAGTCCGTTGTTTCCGGTCATGCAGGCAGCCCTGGATGCCCACGTTCGTGAGCATATTGCCTTCCAATACCGCGCCGATATGGAAAAGCAGATGGGTGTCCCGCTGCCGACCGAAGGCGAAGTGCTGCCGCAAGACATCGAAAAGCGCCTCACACCGCTGATTGCCACTGCCGCGCAGCAGTTGTCTCTCGAGCAAGCGCGTATGGCTCAAATGCAGCAGAACCAACAGCTGCTGCAAGACCCCATCGTGCAGCAGAAGGAGAAGGAATTGCAGATTCGTGCAGCCGATGTCGATCGCAAGGCTCAAGAGGCGTCAGCAAAGTTGGCGCAGTCTGCTCAAAATGCAGCAGCAAAGAATGCCATCGAGATCGAGCGTATTCGTGCGCAGGAAAGAATGGCGCAAGCCGCTGTTCAACAGCGTATGATAGATACAATGATCGACGCCGAAACAGATCGGAAGCGGATCGAGTCCGCCGAGATGCAAAAAGGCGTCGATGTAGGTTTGGAAATCGGTCGCAGAATTACTGGAGAGTAATCGCTGATGCATGCCGAGCAAGTGCTGGAGTTCCTGCGTACGGAACTTCGCAAATACATGAACGAGTATGCGGATAATGTCGCTACGGGTTCATGCCAAGACTTCGCAGAGTACAAAAGACTGTGCGGAGTGATCGAGGGGTTAGCCCTCGCTGAACGAGAAATCTTGGATATCCGGGATAAGCTCGAAAATAGCTAATGATTTAGCGCAAACGCGGAATGGTTCCGCGCAAAGAGGAAGTAATGACTAGCATTGCACTCGTTAATCCGCTTCCGGATAAAAAGAAGGAAGCCAAAGCCCCTGAAAAGAAGGCAAGTCAATTGCCTGACCCGAAGGGATACAAGCTCTTGATTGCGTTGCCTGATGTCGAAGAGAAGACTGAAGGCGGCATACTCAAAGCCTCCGAAACAATCCGCAACGAAACAGTTGCCACAGTCGTGGGATTTGTTCTCGAACTAGGCCCAGACGCCTACAAGGACGAGAAGCGGTTCCCATCTGGCCCTTATTGCAAAAAGGGTGACTGGGTGGTGTTTCGTGCGTACAGCGGCACTCGCGTGAAGATTCACGGCAAAGAGTTCCGCATCATCAATGACGACTCCGTTGAGGCAGTTGTCGATGACCCGCGAGGCGTAGAGAGAGTATGAGCGACGAGAACAATGAAGTTCAGGACTCAGCAGCAGAAGCTGCCCCGCAGTCCGAAGAAAGCAAGTTCTTCGGAATCAAAACTCAGATTCTCCCAAGAGCCGGAGACTCCGACGATTCCGACGACATCAAAATCGAAGTGGTTGATCCTCGCAAACCAGAGGATCGTCGCTCGAAGAAAGTAGAATCATCTAAAGAGGATTCTTCAGAGTCCGAAATCGACACATACAGCAGCCGTGTCAAGAAGCGAAT